GGCGATCCGGTCCCACATCTGGGAGCCTTCGTTGCGGATCGAGTCCCAGGCGCTCGACGCTAGATCCTTGACACGGTCCCAGGCGCTCGACGCTAGATCCTTGACACGGTCCCACGCCCCCTCGGCGTAATCCTCGACGGCGCCTGTCCAGCTATCAGGGAGCCAATCCCAGACGACTCCGCTGAACCAGCGCAGCCCCTGAGCGGCGTACTTGACAGCGTCCCAGAGCATGCCGCCGAGCCCCGAGAATAGACCCATGAGCGCCATCCCCGAGGTATCGGCCCCGCCGCCACCCGGGGCATCGCGAGACCCCGGGGCTTGCTGGAAGCCTGCGTCGCCGATCGTCGCCCCCGTCGTAGCGCCCGACGGCATGCGCCCCCCGGAGGCGAACGCCGGGATGCCATCCTCACGGCGAAGGATCTGCCGCGTCTGGTCCGCCGTATGCACCCACGCACCAGATGGGAGACTGACCACCTCCGGCCCTTCCTCGCCGACCATCTTCTTGCCTTCGCCCGGGATGGTGACCAGCTCCGGGCCGCGCTCGCCGACCAGGGCAGCCCCCTCGGGCGTGCGGCCGCCGTGCTCAAAGGCTCCTCCGGCAAGCAAATACCCGGCGACGCCGCCCGCCCCGGCGTGGATCCCTGTACCGCCGCCGAGGTAGCCGATCCACGCGCCAAGGGCCGCGGCGAAGTAGTGGAAGTAGTCGACCACCATCTCGACCGCGTCGGCGATGTAGCCCATGAGCTGCCCGAGCCAGCCGAGGCCGGAGGCAATCCACTCGATGTAGACGAGCAGTCCCTGGACGACGCGCGCCAATCCGTCAAAGATCGGGGTCAGGTGCTCGATGATCCGCGCGAGCTCCTCGAAGATCGGGGCAACCGAGCGGTCGATGATGTCCGAGAGGGTGTCGAATACGGGTTGGATCGCCTCGAGAACGGTGAAGAGGCCGGTTGCCTCGCTGCCCACTTCATCCGGGCGGAACGAATCGACGACCTTATCGATGACCTTCTCGACCTCGTCCGACCCCTCGTGCATCGCCGAGGTGATGTCCTCGGCGCGCAGCGCCCGCTCGACGTCCTCTGTGCTGACGTCGATATCGTACTGCTGAACGGCCTTGTGCAGCCGGTCGGCCATCTCGTCGACGTCCATGCCCTCCTCGAACAGGGGGCTCATGTAGTCGTCCACGATGTCGTCGACGAGTTGATCGACGCGCCCCGAGATCCGCCCCGCGTCCCGGCCAGGGGTGCCGACCAGGGGGGCGAAGGCCTCCGTCATGTCGTCGATCACGTCGCCGATCATGTAGCCGAGCTCGTCGACCAGCGGCTGAATCCGGTCGAACAGGCGCCCCATCGCGTCCTGCACCGGCTCGGACTTGAGCGCCATCTCGAAGAACGCGACGCTGACGTCATAAATGCGCTCGATCATCCGGCCAAAGGCGGCCATCGCGTCGACCGTCACCTGCTCAGCGGCGCTCATCAGGTCTTCCCACGAGGTGAACGCGCTAGCGAACGCGCGCACGTTGTCGGTTACATGCGTAATCGCGTCGCTGAACCGGCCCGTGATCGCGCCGAACGGGTCCTCGACGCCCATCGCAGCGCCGAGGCGCCCGGAAAGCGTCTCGAAGAAACCGAGCTCATCTTGGATCGCCGCAATGGATACCCCGTCCCCGTCAGGGATCGACAGCCCCTGCCCCTCGGGTAGATCCTCGTGAGAGCTGGTGAGCTGGGAGGCAAAGACGTCGAACGGTTCGCCGTCGACCGTCTTACCCTTAAACCGCATCTGCCCGAGATTGTCTTCGTACTCGCTCATCGTAGTACGGTCCACCTCGGCAAACTGCTTTCGCGACGGCACACTTTCTCCGGGGCGGGCGGACTCCCAAATACCCTCCCACAGCTTCATCTCCTGCTTGGCTTCGGCTGCCTCGTCCTTGGAGCCGACCTCAAACGGGTTGACGACGTTGAGGAACGCGCCATAGCTCGTCCCGATCAGGTCCGACGACAGCGTGCCGCCCGGCCCCTCAATCAGGCGGGTAGCCTCCTCGGGCATCCGCTCCGTATCGTCGGCACCCCTTGGCACGACGCCGCCGGTCGCGTAGTCGAAGATGCCCCGCGGGATGGTGTGCAGCCACTCCCACCCCTCGACGATCATCTCGTCGACTTCCATGTGCTTCGACCAGTCGGAGAGCGCCTCGCGGAACTGCGAGAAAAGCTGCGAGGGGAGCGTGTCCTGTAGGTCGAGGCCGACCTCGATGTGCGCCTCCAGGTCGAAGTCCTCGAAGGCGTCACTGATCGCCTGACCGAGGCCCAGCCCCTCATCCTTGAACATGCCGGTGCCGTAGATCGTCTGGAGGAGCTGGGTCGATGCCTGATTAACGCGGTTTGCGTTATCGAACGCGGCCTCCCCCTGTGCAAGCAGAGCCTCGGACAGCTCGGACGCACTGTATTCGATATCCGCGGTGTCGAGCGCCTCGACGAGCTCCGCGTAGACGCTCGCGATCTGCTCGCGCGCCTCCTCGCTGATATCACCCCCGACGCGCCCCGTCTCCCGGGCAACGTCCGCCATCGTCTGCTGGGCGTCAGCCATCGCGTCCTCGACCGAACGGGCCTGCGCCTCGCGCCGGGCGAGCTCGTCGGCGGAGCCGATCGTGTCGAAGTCGAAGACGTCCTTCGCCTCGATCCCGTCGAGCGGCGAGACGAAGCGATCGAGCAGGCCGGCGAGCGGGTCGGCGGGGATCTCCTCGGGCTCCTCCTTCTCTGCCTTGGGCTGGGCGTCCTCGTCCGGTAGCTTGATCGGGCCGCGGCGGTCTTCCTCGAACGTCCGCCGGAGGCGCTCCGTCGCATCCCACGCCTCCTGTGCCTGATCCTGGCGGTCCATCTCGTGCAGGCGCTGGTTGATCTCCTGCAGCCGCGCGGCGTGCTCGAGGTACGCCTCCTCCCGCGGGTCGCGCCCGAGGTCTGCGCCGAAGATCGCGCCGATGCCCTCCTCGCGGACGACCTCGAAGGTCGCGGCGGCATCCCGGCGCATCTGCCCCCAATCGAACAGACCGTCGTGCTCCCGGTGCATGCTCNCCTGNAGGCGCGCCATNGAGCCCTGGCGCTGGCGCAGTTCCGCTTCGAGCTGCTCGCGCTCGTCGCCACCGAGGCCCATCCCGGCACGCGCCTCGCGCATCTGGCCGGAGAGATTCGCCATGCCCTGGGCAGCCGCCGTCCCGGCGCGACCGATCTCGGCCACCGCCTCGGCGAACTCACGGATGTCGTCCGGGTTCTCGGCGATCGTGCGGACGAACTCGGTCACGTCCGGGGCGAGCTCGATCAGAGCGCGGTGGAAGTTGTTGCGGATGGTCCCGCCGAGGCGGTCAATCTCGTCGCTCGCGTCGGCGCCCGCGCGCACCAGGCGGTTCGATAGCACTTGCCCGGTGTCCTCCGCTTCGCTCTGGAGCGCCTTGAACCCCTCGGCGCCTTCGTCCAGCGCGGCAGCGAGGTAGGGGCCGATATCCCGGCCGAACATTTGCGCAGCCTTCGCCGCGCGACGGGAGCTGTCTTCGATGTCGGCGAGCGCCCGGATCGTGTCCCCGAGCACGCGCTCGGTGTCACGCGCACCCCCGCCTGCGCTGCGGATCTGAATCCCGAGGTTCTCGAAAACGTCGGCGGCGGGACCAGTCCCGTCGTGGGCCATCCCGAGCCTGCGGGTGTAACGCTGGAGCGACTGCTCGGCGGCACGGGACTCGGCGCCGACCTGGCGTAGGGCGTAGGAGTAGGTCTGGACCTTGCGGGCAGAGACGTCCGCGCGGCGGGAGACGTTGTCGATCGAGTCGGCAACGTCGAAGGATTGGGTGATGAGATAGCCCATACCGCCGCTCCCCGCGAGGGAAGCGACGGCGGTGCGGAAGTTGAGAAACCGGCCCGCGGTGCGGGCGGCGGCAGCCCCGAGGGTCGTCATCCCCCGGGCGCTGCGCGTCAGCGTGGAATTGAGCCCCCGAGCCCGAGCCCGGATATCGCTAGCGCTTCGGCTGAACTCTTGAGCGCCTCGACGGGCGTCCTGAGCGTTGATTCCGACTCGAAGTTCCGCCATTGCGCTTCCCCTCCGGGTTCTTGTCGCGGTGATGCTTGAGGAAGGTCCGATCGAGACGGCGTATCAGGTACGCCGACTCCTCGGGGTCGGGGAGGCCCGTGAGCTCGATATAGCTTCGGATCTCGAGGTGTGTGAGGGGCGCCGGACCCGAAAACCCCGGAGCCCTCGCCTCGTGGAGCGCCGCGAAGGCCTCCCATATCGGGACGAGGTCCGGGGGTAGGGTCGGCTTGTTTTCTAGGGCGGGGGTCGGCTCGCCCCGCTCTAGTCGGTCGAGGAGCTTTTGCTCGTGCTGCCCGTACTTGAGCTGCCACTCGTAGAAGTCGCAGAGGACTTTCCCTCCGCCTCCAGGCGCTCGGCCCGGAACGTCTCGGCCTCGTTGGCGAAGCCGACCACCTCCTCGAGGAAGTCGGGGTCGTCCTCGAAGGCTTGCAGGGCAACGTCCTGCGAAAACGGCGGCGGCGCCTCCTCCGCGCCCTCGGCAGCGCGCCAGTCGATCAGGATCGCCTCGGCAACCCACTGGCGGTTGATCTTGTCCTGCGTCTCGGGCGGGATGGTCCGCATGTTGCGGTACGGCTTGTTGAGCCGCCGCAGGACGCCCTGCGCCTTGCGGGAGTTGACTCGACGCACCTTGAGGTCGAGCAGACCGCCATAGGCGCCTCGCACCCAGACGCCTTCCTCCGCTGCTTCGGGGTCGGCTTGGCGGTGTTTACGGAAAAAGTCACTCATCAGTGCTTACTCCTTATCGGCGGACGATCTGAACCGTCCGGTCATAGGTCTCACCGGGCTCCGCGCTAAAATCAAACTCGAGCATGACGTCGTCGTCGGCGCCCGGCATGTTGCCCGGCTCGGAGGTCAGGGCGACGCGCGGGAACTCGAAGACATACCCGCCGTCGGGCTGATCGAACGCCAGGGCAATGCCGAACTTCTTGAAGTCGACGTAGCTCTCGAGGTAACGCCAACTGTCGGCGGTGAGGTAGAGGGAGATGGAGCCGGTGGCGTCGAGCGAACCATGCTCGATACCGGCGGCCCCCAGGGTGCCGACGGCGTTCTGCCGCCGCGCTTGCTGGTCGAGGGCGATCGCAACGGACATGACGTCTGCCTCAAGCGGGGCCATCTGCCCCTCGTCGTCTACGAGGACCGCCCGGACATGGTCGACCGCGTTATAGACCTCCGTCCCCGGGGCGTCCTCGGTCTCGGTGCTCGGGTGATCGCTCATCAGCTCCTTGCGCAGGCCCTCGAAGCTGATCGAGCCGGTGACGATCGAGCCGGATTCGATCGAGAGGTCGAACTGATTGACCCGGCAGCCCTTGATGACTTCGTACTTGCCCGGGAGGTCGCCGAAGGTTCGCATCAGTGCGTAGGAGTTCGAGTCGACGCCGTTGCGGATGTAGGAGCCGCGGATCGTGACCTCATCGCCCGCCGCGGCAGCCTTCGGGGCCGGGGCGACGGTCAGCGCGGACTCGCTCGCCTCGACGACCTTGTACCAGCCGTTGGCGCCGGGCTCCGAAAACCCGTCGACGTGGACCCACGAACGCTCGGTAACGTCGGAGAAGTCGATCTCGGACGACTCGAGCTTGCCGGTCCCGTCGCCGTCGTCGACCGCCTCGACGTCGCTTGCGACCAGCTCGATCATGTCGCTCCACTGCGAGCGCATGATCCCGCGGATCAGGTCGTCGAAGGTGGTCGGCGAGAACTCGATGTTGAGCGACGGGGTCGCCGAGACGTTCGTGCGGATCGTCCCCGCGCGCTGGCCGTCCGGGCGGACCTCCTCGGAACGGGCGGTGTCGGTCGCGTGCGGGAAGCTGCCGCCGGTAGCCCGCAGGCGCGTGAACGGGGCGTCGCTCTTGATCTTGCCGAGGGCGGTCTCTTCCTGGTACGCGACCTGCTGCTGTGAGCTGTTAGCCATTTCTAAACTACCTCATATTCAAAGGCTTGCTGGACATTGAGCTGGAACCAGCCCCCGTCGGGGCCGACGTGCTCGATGCTCGACGCGCCGAAGCGGACCCCGTCAATCGTCGAGCCCTGGAACACGCGCGCGACCTCGTCGGCAATCTCGCGTGCTGCGGTGTCTCCGGTGCCGTCCGGCACGAAGACCTGCACCACGACCACCCCCGAGCGGCGGAAACGCGGCGGCGCGGTCGCCACCTGCCTCCCGGCGCTGTCGAGGATCGTCAGACGCACCCACGCCTCGCGGGGCTGCGGTTCAAAATCGACGTTCGGCCACGCGATCGGCGCGCGGTCGAAGTGATCCGCGAAGTGCGTGCGGATCGTCTTTGCCACGGCTTCACAGGCCATACTTGCTCCTCAGATCCGCAAGCGTCCGGGCGACCATCCCGCGCGGGGCCTGCTGGCTCCGACCGTCTTCGAGCTTCCCGATGTAGGCGACGCCGTTGTGGATCCAGATCAGCGAATACGCGGGGGCCTGCCGGATACGCGCGGCCCCGGAGGCGACCGTCCCCGCTCCGCTCGGATCCCTGGAGCCGGAGGTCGACGCGGACGGGGAGCCGAGGGATACCTCCCAGCCGCCCCGGGCGTTGCCGGTGTCGACGGGCGTGAGCTTGACGACGCTCTCGAGCGCCTCGATCGCGATATCCTGCTGATGCCGTCGGCTCGCCTCGGGGAGCTCCTCGCTCTCGAAGCGGTCAATGGCGAGCTCGAACTCGCGGACGTTCGCAGCCATCAGCCGTCGTTCGCCGCCCTACGCAGGCCCCGGGAGGGGGCCACGACGCGGCTGATCGCGCCGAGGACCACGAGGTCGCAAAAGATCGTCCAGACGTAGAGCCAGCCCCACGCAGGGGCCGCCCCGGCGAGTTGTGCGCCGATCCAAGCGATGGCAGTCGTCATCGGAATCTCCTTTAGCGGCGAAGAATGAGCCAGTACGCCGACGGGGCATCGCCCGCGTAGATCGGCTCGATGTGCGCGATCGACCAGCTCTCGCCGTCGAAGGACACGCGGTCGGTGCGCTTCGGCGCCCCGTCGAGCGCACGCGCGGGGAGGAGCAGGCGGACGTCGCCCTCCTCGACGAGGGAGCTGTCCCGGTCCTTGAGGGCGAACGCGGCGAACGTCCCGTGGGCCTCGATCTCCTCGACCTCCTCGACCGTCTTGCCAAGGGCCGGGTCATACTCGCCCTTGGTCACGCGCTCGTAGGTGATCGGCGCCCCCATCTCCTCGGCGAGCTCCGCCGAGAGGTCGCGCATCTGATCGGCGAACGAGGCCATCAGAGCGCCCCGAGCTCCTCGGCACGCTCACGCCGGACGCTATCCTCGACGAGGGCGCCCGTGGCGTCCGTGACGCGGTAGTAACCGCCGCCGCGGTGCGTGGCTACCAGCCCGGAGGCAATCGGCTCTCTCGCGGGCTCTGCGGCGCTCTGGGCATCTACCCAGCCGCGGGCTCGATAAGACTCGACGCGCCGCTCGGGGACGTCGTGAACCTCGTACTCCCCGCGCCGGTTCGGCTCGGGGCTTTTCATCTGTCGCATCTGGGGGCCTCCGTTACGGGGAGGGAGGGGGCGAACCCCCTCCCGTCCGATCAGCCGAGGAGGATTGCGGCGTGCTCGGGCTTGACGCAGCGCGCGCCCCAAGCAAGGCCGACCTCGTACTTGACCCGGCGGTACTCGCGGTACAAGGCGACCTGGAACGCGAGACCCGTATTCTCGTCTTGCACGACGGTCACGTCGCCCGCAGAGTCGCCGCCCTGGGGCATCGCCGGGGCACGGGTGACGAGGTGCAGGGCGCTCCGGTGGAAGGCCATGTTGGCGGTGAAGTCGCTCGCGACGGAGACGTCGGTGCCGCTCTCGTCGACCATCAGGCCCGGCTCACGGATCTTGACCTTGTCCCCGGAGTCGACGTCCTCGGCAACGACGTACTTGTAGTCACCGATGGTCAGGACGTCGCCCGCCTTGAGGTCGATCGACCCGGCGTCGGAGAGGGTCAGCTCGGTCGCGCCCGCACTGTGCGAGCCGTCGAGGGACGCGTCCGCCCCCAGGGTGCCGCCCGAGTGCGTGCGGATGCCCGCCGACTCGCGCAGGTCCATGCCGTAGAGGTCCCGCAGCACGCCCCGGCGCAGGGTGTCGTCGGTCCCGGCGTAGGACGCCTTGATCAGACGATCATCGCTGCGCAGGTTCACGCCCGCGCTGGTGTCGATCACCAGACCGCGGTCGCCCATCGGGGCGCCGTTGTCGTCGAGGATCTTCTTGACCTCGGCGGCGGCGGTCAGATCGCTACCGAACGGGGTGGTGCCCGCGGTGCCGTAGGCCCGGGAGGCCCGGACGTACTCGGCAGCCACGTCGCGCTCGACCTCGTTGATCAGGGCGCGCATGCTCTGGGCGAACTGATCGCTCATTACCCGATCGAGCTGCCCGGAGTGAGCGACACCGCGCTGGTTCTCGCCGGTCCAGCGGACGGGGGCCGCCTTGGCCTTGTCGATCGTCATGTCGACGTAGTCGACGTCGTGGTCGCCGCTGTTCGCCGGGTTGTGCCCCGGGGTGATGTCCTCGGTGGTGATCGCCGGGGCGATGTGCGAGCGGATCGTCTGACCCTTGGCCGCGCCCGCGGCATCGGAGTCGCGCGAGACGGCAGGGACGAAGCCGGTCAGTTCGCGGCTCACCTGATCGAGAGCCGTATAGAGGACCGGGATGATGCTGTTCAGGCTGGGCATGATTGCCTCCTATTGCTAGTCAGTGATCTCTCCGCCGTTGCGGATAAACTCTTGTCGCTGACCGGCACCCAGCTCCTCGAACTGCGACCGGCTCAGTTGCTTGCGGCCCTTGCCGCTCGACTGAGCGCCTCGCGCCCCACTACCTACCGACTGATCGACGAAGGCGCTGCCCTCGTCGCCAGCCGTCCACTGCTGGACGTACTGCTCGACGGTTAGAGGGCCCATGTCGGTTTCCACCGTCGCTTGCAGTCCGTCGTCGCCCTCGGCAACCTGGATCTGGTCGGCGAGCAGCTTCTTGGCTGCCTTCTGGTAGGCCGGATTGGTGACCTTGGCTTTGCTCAACGCCTGTGAGAGGTGCTGATCGATCACCATCTGGCGGATCTGCTGATCGCGCTCCGAGAGTTTTGCATCCCGCTGCTCCACCTCCTTGCGCCACTGCTGCTCGACCTGCTCCTTGATCTTCGCTGGGTCCGGGCCATCCTTCTGCTGCTGGAAGGGGTCCTCGCCTTGGCGCAGGCGGTCGAGGACCTGCGTCAGTGTCTCCTGCTCGACGTCCTCGGGGACGAGATCGGCGCGGGCCTTGAGCTCGTCCCGCTTGCGGGCGACCTCCTGGCGCTTCTCCTTCTCCCGCTGGTACGCGGTGCGGAGGTTCGCGACGTCGGGATGGCTATCGACCCCTTCGACGTCGAGGACGAACCCGCTGTCCGTCTCGACGTAGAGATCCTCGCGCCCCTCGGGGAGCTGCTCGCGGTCTTCGACCACTACTGGAATCGTCATTGCTGCGTTCCTCCTGTCCTCGACAGAACGTCCGCCCCGGTACTCGCCGGGGTCGGTGATGGGTTAAGCGATCGTGCGCTGGAGCGAAACCGAGCTCCGACCTTGGGTGTACGGGCGGAGCAGGGCCTCGATGGCCTCATACCGCCGCCCCTCTCGGCGCGGNGTGGCGTACTCGACGGCGCGCGTGTTCGGGCCGCTCGTCAGCGTCTCGGAGCGGACGGCGGCGCCGTCGCTATCGGGTAGCAGGCTGTCCCCCTTGGCAGCGCGGAGGGCAGCCTCGGCGGTCGCCTGCCGCACTCGATCGGGGACGCCATGTTCGACGTAGTCCGTCCCGACCCGCGGCCACTCGAGCGCCTGGGTGACGGTCAAGCGCTCGCCGACGAACCCGAAGCTGTCGACATAGCGCGTGGCGTTGCGTAGGGCGCGCTGCTGTGCGTAGCCGTCGAGGGCGTCCCACGGATCGGGGTCGTGATAGCGGGCGATCAGGTCGCGGGCCTCGTCGCGGTCGAGGTAGCTTTCCGCGTCGTCCCGGGCTTCGCCGCGCTCGACCCGCAGGGATTCTTCCGGCTCGGGGGCGTCTTCCTCGCCGTTCTCCTCGTCCTCGAGCGGCTCCTCGTCTTCTTCGCTCACCGCTTCCTCCTGACCGTGACCGTGGTCACGCATCGGCACTGAATGACGTTCTCGGGGTATCGCCCGCCGGGAGAGTCCCGGTCACGCGGGCGGCGCATGTCGCCAAGCGGGGTACGAAACATGCTCCCCTTCGGCACGCCGCCGGGGTTCATCGAAGGGATCTGGCGATGGTGCGCCCGGGTCCGCTCGTCCTTCGTCGCGACCCACTCGAGGTAGACCTCGTCGTCCTCGACTTCGCCGTCCTCGAGGGCCTGATCCATCGCCTCCTCCTGCCCCTCGTCGAGGGCAGCGAGGACCTGATCCCGGGCGATCGTCTCCGCCCGGTATTGCGTGTACTTGCGCCGGTAGCTGCCGACCGCCGTTTGAATCTGCCGCTCGGTGAGCGCCTTGCCCTCGTTGATCCGCTTGAGGATCGAACGGTCGTGCCGCCGATCCCGGAGCTTGCGGCGCATGTAGTCGCCGACCCGACCCTCGCGGAGCTCTGCCTCGGCGTTGGCGACGATCCCCTGCTGGTGTTCGGTCAGCCCCAGGGCGCCGCCCCGGAACGCTTTGGCCTGNGCGTCCCACCGCCCGCGGATACGCCGACCGACGGCGCGGGGGTTCTCGCCCCGCTCCAGGCCTTCGCGGACCTCCCGGCGAACTACCTCTCGGGTCGACTCCTCGACCTCGCGGATCTTGTTGGCGTGAAGCGCTGCGGCGCGCTCCTCAACCCGGCGATGCCCGCGCTCGAACGTGACCTTGAGCCTGCGCGGGGCCGTCTCCTCCATCCGTTTCGCGGTCGCCTCGGCGGCGGCGAGTAGGGCGGCGCTGACGGTCGCCTCCGTAGGGCCCAGGGCAGCGGCAACCTCGGCGCCTATCTTCCGGGCGGCGTCCTCGGCTCGACCCGCCTCGATCAGGCCCGCGAGCTCCTCGATATCAATCTCCCCGGCGATCTTGTCGATCGCTTCGAGGATGCGGTTCCGCATCTCGCCCTCGTAGCGCTCGTCGGCGAGGCGGCGCAGGTAGTCGCGGCTGGGCACTCAGTCACTCCTCCGGCTCCTCGATCCCGAGCGCCGCCGGGGTCCATTGGCGGAGCGTCTCGGCGTCCATGTCGGTCAGTTCGGTGCGCCGCAGGTAGCCGTGGAGGACGTCGAGCGGCACCTGCCCGCGGTCGACGCCCTCGTAGAGCGCGTTGAGCAGGCCCGCGTCCGGGCTCTCGGAGATGAAGCTCGTCGACTGCTCGACCGTGACCGCGTCTTCGTCGGCACCGGCCCACCAGGCGCACCAGCGCAGGGCGCGCTTGAGGCCCTCGGCAGTGGACGTTGCGATCGAAGCGAGCGTCGCGGTCTGGGACTGGAACCGCAGCCGCAGGGCTTCCCCGCTCTCGACCTGCCGACGCCCTTCGCTCAGGGCCTGCACCGTCGCCCGGGCGATCTCCGTCTCGATCTGCCGCAGCTCCTCGCGCTGGAGCTCCCCGCCCTGGCCGGAGGTCTCGAGGAAACCGACGCTTGCGCTCGGGTCGGAGAGGCAGAGCATCGTCCCCGGGCCGATCGTGCTCGGCGCCGACTCCCCGTCGATCCCGGTCATGTACGGCGTGGTCGCCATCGAGGACCAATGGAGCTGCTGCGCGTAGTCGGCATACTGCCGGTAGTAGTGCAGGGACTTGTTCGCCACTGCCCGGAGCGGGACCGCGTCCGGCGCGGGGAGTAGATCCCGGGAGCCTAGCGGGACCACCGGGACGAAGGTCAGCCGCTCCCCCTTGCGCAGGGGCTCGACGCGATCGTAGAGCGCGAGCTTGCCCTCGTCGCCCGTGCGCCGGTAGAGCTCCACGGCGTAGAACCCGCCTGCATCCAGGCGGCAGACGCGGTACTGCTCGACCGTCTCCCGCTCGAACTCGTCCCCGTCCTCGCCCTCGACCTCCTCGTAGAAGACCGCGAGCGTGATCGTGTCGCCGTCCGCGCGCCAGTTGATCAGCGTCTCCGCGCGATACTCGGCGATGACCGGCTCCCCGCTGTCGTCGAGGTCGACGAGCAGGGCGTGGCGCCCGGTGGTGCAGACCTCGGTGCGAGCCCTATGCAGGAGGACATCGAGCGGCAGGCCGTCCGGGGTCGCCCGCTCCTTGAGCCCCTCGACCCGCTCAGGGAGGGCGATCTCGGCAGGCTTGCGCCCCATCAGGCCGACCATCCCGTCGATCGCATCGGCGACGGCCTCGGGGTAGCGCGCCCGCTGGAGGTAGTTCCGGTACGCCCGGCCCTGCTCGCCGCCCTTGAGATCCCCCGCCGGGAGGTAGTGCGCCCCCTTCGCCCGGATCGCGTCCTCGCCCTCGACGGCGTCGCGCATACGGCGCCAGACGGGGAGCATCGCGTCATACTGCGGGTGGGTAGAATCGACCGGCACTAGATCATGCCCCCTATCTCGACCTGTTCGACGGTGCGCCGCTGCTCGCCGAGCATGAGCTCCGTCAGCGCGAACACCAGCGCGTCGCCTCGGTTCGGTGAGCGCTCGCCCTGGTAGCCGTGCGTGCTGAAGTTGGTCATCTCGTCCTCGAGCTCCGGCATCCGCCCGACGTGGTGGACCAGCGGCCCGCGGTCCTGGGTGGTCTCGTAGAGCCCGGCGACCGGCTCGGCGCGAAGGTGTTTCCCGCGG